AACAGTATAAACTCCACTGGAAACAATGCTGCTTTGAAGTAATTTTGCTAATTTAGCACCATTGCTGCTACCTGGATAGCTGTAAGTTTCAACTCCCTTAGCAGCAGTATTTTCAGCTGCATTGCAGTGGATTGATACAAATATATCTGCTTTAAAATCATTTGCCTTTTTAGCTCTATCTGCTAATTCTAGAAATGTATCAGTAGTTCTAGAATAATTTACATTTACACCATGGTTTGTCAATATGTTTCCTACTTTTAATGTTACGGATAAGTTTATATCCTTTTCCTTTAATCCATTTCCTAATGCTCCTGGATCTTTACCTCCATGACCAGCGTCTAAAAAAACTTTTACCATAACATTAACACCTCCTTACTTGAATATTCCTTGTTGCACTGCATAAAAAAAGAAGCTTATAAAAGCTCCTACTAATGCAGTAATAAACCATTTCATTGTTTTGTTAAGGTTTTCTAATTGAGTTATAAGGCTATTTAGTCTTTCTTCCAATCTCCCGTTAGCTAGTTCTATTCTGTCTAGTCTTTCTGAATGATTGTTTAATCTCCTTTCATGTGATTCAAGTTTTTCATCTATTCTTTTATGTCTTTCCTCACAAATAATTTTTGATTCCATCCCACACCTCCAAAATTGATATAAAAAAGCAGGGCATAAAAAATACACCCTGCCGGTGTTGCACATTTTTATCCTTATGTGTATTAATATAAATATTGTTCTTGTTTTATAAGTTCATTTATCATATTCTCTTTTTCTAGATTGTCATTGACTAACCCTGTAATTATCTTATTTTGTTTATTGATAGTTTCGGTTTGCATATTAAGCAATTCTAATAATTCTGTATAAACTTTTATATCATTCTGCATATTCCTCACCAGTTATTAGTTTGTATTCCTCTTTAGTAATTACTCCCCAGTATGCAGCTTCGTAAACATCCTCTTTAGTCAAATATCCCATACTATAAAACAAATTATAAAAATCAAACATTATTCACCAACTCCTTTCAATTTAGCAATTTCAATATTTAGATTTGCTATAGTTTTAGCCATGTTCTGTATCATTAAATCTTTTTTCTTGTTTTCAATATTTAACTCTGCTATAGCTTTAACTGTATTTTGCTCAACTGTTTTTTTGTTGTCTCTTTCTTTAATCAGAGTAAAATTGATATATTTACCCATATAATCCCTCCTAACTTATTACATAAGCTATTTTGTCAATCTTTCCGTCTTTACCTTCTATTTCTAAGTCAATTGTATCAGTATTAAGATTTTCTCCTTCATAAATTAACTTTTCTTTATCAGTATATTTTAGTTTCAAAGGTATCATCTCATTGATTTTAGGATTAAATTTTACTTTTTCTATTTCTTCTCCAGCGTTAATAGTAATAGCTTTGTTGAGTGTTATGATGTGTGGTACTGCGAAGATTATATTATAACAACCATCTTCATCAGGTAAATCAGATACCAAGATATCAGATTTCAGATTACAAAGCGGGCGAACGCCGTGATTACCGTAATACGCGTTGTCGTTGTCCCTAGAACCGTCGGAGTACACGTTACGCACGTGCCTCGAGAGGGAGGCGTTCGGAGTTCTTAACCACCAATACCACCCATTACTTATAGAAGAAGGTTTGCTCCCAGACTTCGTATTATTAAAACATTGTTGGGTTACATACGCAATTCTACTCGCATCATCACTAAATAAAGGCAATAAACTTCCTTCTGCTATCCCATTTTCATTCTCAAAACCCACTTCTGTACTGCTAGCTAGGAATATTTTGTCCACTACCGTTTCACTACCACCACCGTCTGTAACTGTATTTCTAGCAACAGTTAAGGTAGTATCTAATATAATATTTAATTCATCTTCTGTAAAACTGCTTAAAAACCCTTCTTTATTATCATATCCAGTAGGCTGAGACATGCCATCATCAGTTGGAGGTTCGTCAGCAGTATGAGTTTTGACATACCAATTTAACCCTGCTTTGTTCAACCATTGTCTGATGTTACTGTCTCTATATCTGTTATTCCCATATCTCTGCCTATCAGAATCGCTATTGGAAGGTTCTTTAGCATCGAAACCTCTTAGGTCTATTATTTTTTCTGTAATTAGAGTTATAGAATTAGCAGGATATCCTATATGATTTTTTGCTGCAATTAACCATACAATTGGTTGATGTGGTTCTGATTCTACTTGATATCTTCCAAATTTGATTTTACTACCTATAGGTAAATTGCTAATAGGCTGTGCCATCTCTACCATCTCCTTCAAAAATATCATTGTATAGCTTATCCATACTTTGAATTAGACGGTAACAACTACCATGCCTAGCATGGCCTTTCCAACTCTCATAACTCCTATCTATCTCTTCTTTGCTAATTAATCCTAGCTCGTATTTAACTTTAAATGCTTTTAATTTTCTCTTCATCCTTTCTTTGCTATCTCTGCGAATTTTTCTTATAACTTTGCCTGTATCAGTTATATACAAGTGGAAACCTAGAAAATCAACTCCATTCTTTAAAGGAAATATTTGCGTTTTCTTGTTTGTTTCTAACCGTAACTCTTCCCATAAATACTCTTTCATCTTTTCTAATATATATTTAGCTTTATCCTTTGTTTCAACTAGAGCAATCCAATCATCCATATAACGAATATAGTATTTTACTCTTAACACCTCTTTGACATAATGGTCAAAATTACTTAAATAAAAATTAGCAAACCATTGGCTAGATTGGTTGCCTAAAGGTAAGCCAGGATTATCTGCACTATTTAAAATTTTGATTATCAGCCACCAAACGTCGTATTCCTTTAAAAGTGGATATAAGTTTTTCTTTAATATTTCATGCGAGATAGAATAGAAATACTTTGATATATCTCCTTTAATTATCCAGCCATTCAAATCATTTCGTCGCCAAAACTTCTTCATGAATTCTTCCGCTCTATCTAGTGCAGCATGAGTGCCTTTGCCTCTCCTGCAGGCATAAGTGTCGTATATTAAGTGCTTCTCTATTGCAGGTTCTAATGCTTGTTCACATAAACACCTTTGAACAACTCTATCTCTGAATGGTGGAGCTTTGATTATTCTTTCTTTAGGCTCATATATCTTAAATTCATAATAATCTCCTAACTGATATGTTTTACTCTGTAATTTTTCTGCTAATATCATTGTCATTTCTAGTGCATTATTTTCATATCTCGCAACACATCTTTTGTCTCTTTTCCCTTTTCTTGTATATAAATAGGCATTGTATAAATTCTCAAATGTAAAAACCTCTGTCATAACGCCTCCGTCCTTCTTAAAATAAAAACCCTGCTGTATATAGCCTTTAGATCGTGTCCAAACTATCAGCATCAGCAGGCGTATTTTTACCCTTTCTTCTAGGGAAGGATATTTTCTCCTTTGTTGATGTTCTTCTGTTTTCAGCTTATAAAGCCTACTCAGTCCGAGTGCTACACCAAAGCTGGCGAACGCCGTTGTTACCGTTATACGCGTTGTTGTTGTTCCTAGAACCGTCGGAGTTCACGTTACGCACGTTCCTCGAGTTGGAGGCGTTCGGAGTTTGCAGAAAATACCCTTAGAAACTATTTAGTTTTCTTCATCCATGCAGCAGTTAAATATTTTACATCTAATGCCTTTTTAGTCCATATTTCACATTGTCTTTCGCTAATATAATTTCTTTTTAGGCTTAATTCAATTAAAAACAATAGCACATTAATATCGCTTAGTATATCTATTTGCATCGATTTCCTTTTATTTATAGGTAATTCATTCGTTTTGGATATATTCTTATATATATTTAAAACCAAGTCTTGTATTCTATTTACAAATGTAAATCTTACTTTCTTTGGATAACGTTTTGTGTTATCTGTCATGGTTAATGAATAATCTATCAAATCTTTTGTCTTGATGAGTACCATAAGCTCATTATCAGTATTGTTCATATTATGCCTCACTAACTCCTGTTACTTCGTAAACTTCACCATTGTAATAATATTTATCGCCGATACTTATTCCACCTGGCTGAATTGTAATCTGTATTTGAGTGCTGTTGCTAACTGAATTGTCTACCTGATAGCTCTCTCTATCTATGTCATATATTGCAAGCTCAATATTGTTGATGCTTTCATCAAATTTCTGCGGTAACATTTTTAAGGATTCTTGCCCCGTAAAAATTACATCTGCTGATGTAGTATCCACTGTTGCTGTAGTGTTTGATATGTCAATGTACTCAGTGTTCTCAAATAAATCATAGAAGCCTATACCTGTTTTATTAAGATAGTCTACAACTTCCATTTCGTCGAGTTTTAATTTTATGTCAAGAATTTCCCTCCTTGCCTGAATGTCGTTGCTCTTTAATCCGTTCAGTCGGTTATATATTTCGTCGAATTGTTGAACATTTTCTGCCTTATGTGCATCTAAGTCATCAGCAATCTTTCCTACTTCTTCATCAGTATATTGTTTGGCAGCATTTAAGGCTGCGTTAGCTTTGGCTTGAGCACCTGATGGACTTTCTTTACTGTTTACTTCGTCTTTTAGCTCATTAATTGCCCCTGCTAGGGTTTTATTAGATGTTTGTAATTCTTCTATAGTAGCAGAACCTTCTTTGAGATTTCCCACTTCTTCATCAAGAATATCCATATTGTCGTTCAAATCTCCAATATTAACATTATCAGTCAATTCGGGTTTTTTTAGCTTTAATTTTTCTGTATATTTCATTAACTCACCTCATTCCATGTTCTTAATTCATCCCAGGTCTTATCTAAGCAATCTCCCCATGTCAACTTACTTACAAAATCCCATACATTATAAGTGAATGTATATGTTAGTGCTAAATGAGCAGGAATAATTATATCCAAAGCTTTTTTTAGCCCCTCTAGATTATTAGGAATACCTTTAATACCTACAAACTTAATCTCATATAGTCCAGGAATATCAGTTTTATTAATTTCTACTTCACCATTACTAAAAGCCATGGCAACTGATTTTATGGTTTCTTCAGTTGTCTGATCAAAGCTTGACCTATATCGAGAAGAAATCTGTTCTCGTCTTTGGTCATATCTTAATTTAGATACATTTTGTATGCCTAGATCTCTTTCATGCAAATTTAATGATTCTATTGCTGTATCTAAAAATACATTTCTTTCTACTACCTGAAAATCTTGTTCTAACTTTCTAAATTCTTTATCATAAGCGTTTAATATTGCATCAAATATTACAGATTTTCTTTCGTACCAAGGAAGGTATTCAATCATAGTTGATTTATAATCTCTTTCAGATACTACAATATTTACTATCATTTCAGTAATGGCTCTTATTATTGTTGGTGAATGTTTTACCCTTACACCTTGCACTTCTACTTCACTATTTGCTCCCATAAATGCCAAAACAAGTTTTCCCCATTGATACAAGCCAATATCATCCCACGTTAAGGTATTTACTTCATCCCATCTGCGTTTTATATCCATACAATCACCTAATCCTTATTATCAAGTAGTTTTTAGGGATTTTGTATTGAGATGAAACATCTATGGTTTTTACAAATTCCGCTGGGGCTTTAAAGAGTAAATTTCCTCCTGTAACACTATCAAATATTCCAATGTGAGTTATGCTCCCCCAGTTTTCTTCTGCTATTGGGAAAAGTATATCTGCTTTATTTGATGTTTGGCCTTCTTCTGGAGTTGTAAATGTTGCTGGTTGTCTTTTGTAACTAGCTGTAGCAACTTCGTTTTCTTCATTAAAAAGACCTACAAAAACATTCTGTAGGTTATCGCTCAAAATTTTATTCTTCAAATAAGTTGTCATGTGATTCATTCAATCACCCCCATTATAGCTACTTCTTCATCACCTATAGGTATATTTGATATTCCTCCATTAATTTGTAAATTAGAATAATCTAGTACCCCTTCTGTATCTAAAATAATACTTCCTATTTGTGCATAACTCACATAATTTATTTTAAATGCTATTGATTTTAAGTATTCTGATATGTTTTTACTTATATATTCTTTAACCTGTTGTTCAGTATAACCATCTGCTAATACCAAATCAACCGATATATTAATTTCTACAGGTTCAGCTGATACAACTGTAACATCAGCCCCGAATGGTCTTTCTGCTTCTATGTGGTTAAATACATTATCAATTAGTTCTTGGCTTGCTGGTTGTCCATTAGAATCAATTATTATTACTTTTACTGTAAGTGGACCATTCCATCTAGGTACTACTCTAACACCACCGACCCCTACAACCTCCTTAGCCCATTGTTCATAATGATATTTATTACCTGCTTTGGCTGGTCGTTGAAGTTTTTCATAGTATCTTTTCCTCAATTCATCATCAGTTTCAGGATCATAGCCATTTGTAACTGCCTCTGGGTTATATACGTCAACTACACCTGGAATAGATACTGGAAAATATTTTATAGCTCCTGCGGGTACATTGCCTATAGTTCCAGCTACTTCACACTCAACTAATACTGTCAGTTCACCAGAAGAATCTATAGTTTTATTTTCAAGTGATATAAAATTAATAGTATCTGAAGCTACAAGATCACCTTTAGAAATTCTAGCTCCTTCTTGACCAGATATTATTACTGTAGTAGTTGCTTTAGTAGCTGTCTTTCTTGTAATTCCCGTTCTTTGATATACAAACCTTTCAAGTTCTTCACCTTCAAGGTTTTCTACATCTAGTTTATTGGCTACTTCCTGTATCTCTTTATTCTTTCTTTCAAATTCAATTGCTGCTGGTTTTGTAGCATCATAAAAAAAAGAGCCTTCACTTTTGTCAAATTCATCACTTATATTTTTCAACATTCTATCATGTATTGTTTTTCTATCTTCCAATTA